GAAAGAATCTTCGTCAGTAAAATCCACATCTTCAGTTAATGACTTAAACTTTTCAATTTCGACTTCAGTTAAATCACCAGTACACTGGGAGATAACCTGTTCCCTAACTAACTTAGCATTGTTATTTTTAAAGCCGATGTTCTTCTCTACTTCTTCGTTTAACTTTGCTTCTAGTTCAGAAATCTTTTGTGATTGTGCCTCTAGGACATCATATTTTTCGTCTGGCACGTCAATATAGTGGTCTTCAAAGAGTTGTTTCAATCCAGAAATGAAGTCTTCTGCAATTTCACCTTTTAGTCCACGTTCTATTGCAAGTTCATTTTCTTTAGTCCATTCTTCCACGACATAATTGAGATAGTTATCCACTTTCTCAGTTAATTCTGTTTGAGTTTTGTTCATGTTTTCGTCAAGGTCATTTCTGTAGTCTTCTTCTAATCTCTCAACTTCTTCACGAACTTTTGATTTCACTGCAGCTTCAAATACTGTTGCAGCTTTTCTCTTAAATTCTTCTGAAAGGTCACCTTCGCCGTTCATTAAAGCATCAACGTGTTCTTTAACATTGATATCCTTAACTCTCTTCTCAACAGCTTCTGCTTTTTCTTTTTCTTCAGGTGTTTCTTCTTCGTGTGCGTCTTCACCATAAGCAGTTTCCATTTTCTTATAAGATGCGTGTAAATCTTCTTTGTTCATTTTTTCGTATTTACCCATCATCTCTTTCATTTTTTCAATCATTTCTGATTTTGTCATCTTCATTGTTTCGTTTTTCTCATGTCCCATCTCAGAGATTTCTTTTTCTCCCTCTGGAACGTGACCAGCAGCAAGTGACTTATTCTTTCCTGCTTCTTTTGCTTTATCCATTTTGTCTGGTTTACCTTCACCTTTTTGTTGTGCGTCACCAGATACTTCTTTAGAACTTTTTGATGCACTTGCACCTGTTGGAGGTGATACTTTACTTGGTGTACTTCCACCAATATCTTCTTCACCAGTTGCACCGTCAGACATTTTTTTCTTCATTGGTTCAGCAGCAGTTGCATTTTTCTTCGGAGCGTCAGCGCCATTGCCTTCTTCCAATTCTGCAATCACTTCTTGCTCCAATTCTTCGATTGTTTTATCTATTTCGTTAGCCATGGGGCTTCTCCTTTTTGTACTCTTTTAGTATAATATATTTATAAATTATAACAATTTGAGGAACTTTGCAAACTCTAACGCATCTTCTTTTGCGTGTCGACTGCGTGTTCTTCTCTCAATTCTATCTTTCATTCTCACCAACTCTGCTTCTACAAGTGTTCCTTGATTCCAAACCCACTCTTTTCCTTCCATAACACCTTGAACAAAAGCGTTTGGTGCAGAGGGGTCTGCAACTATATCGGCTGCAGTTGCAAGGTAAAAATCTCCGTTAACATAGTTTGCACCTCTCTTTTGTGCAAGACTACCCATACCTCTTGATGATACACCTAACTTCGCACCGTCACTTAGAAGATTTTCAACTATCTTACCCATAGGGGTTGATAATATCTTTGCTTCACCGATAAAGTTTTTACCATCTGCTATTAGAGATGTAATCATGTGAGATGCTCTCTCAAGATTTATGGTTGGGCCTTCTGGGTGACCAAGTTCACCATATGCCCTGTTTTCTTTAATTTGTTCTTTGTCGTATCTCTGTACTTCTTTCTGAAGAATGTCCATAGGATATATTCTCCCATTTCTATTCTTGATATCAGCTTGCATAAAGATACCTTTGATTTTGTAGTTTTTCTTACCACCTTCTTTTTGTTCGGTAATATATTCTACGTCTTGTATTTCTTCAGATATAAGTTTTAATGTTCCCATACTAGTTTCCTTATGCGTAGTTTTCGTCTTTTCTAAATTCAATCATAACAAAACCAGATGTACCTAAACAGGTCATCTCGTGGTCACCAGATGATGCAGTTGCGTTTGTAGCTGCAGACTTAATCATTCCAGCAGTACCATCATAATATCCTGTACCAGATAATCTAATTTGAACTACATCTGATGATGAACCTTTTTCTTGAATATCAACGTGTCCAGTATTATCATCAGCAGTTCCTTGAACTAATGCCCACCAAATTCTGTTGATATGTAATTTTGCACCGTTAGCATGTCCGTCTAAAGCACTTGCATCTAAAATAGCATTATTTGCAGTAGTGTCATCTGAAATATTTACTAGAATTGTAACTGTACCACCATCACCAGCTTGAGATACAACCGTATCTCTAATAGTTCTTGTTGTAAATGCCATTACTAACTCCCTTAAATTGTTAACATTTCTTTTTCAAAATAACCTAAAAGTTCTTTATCGGAAACTCTATATTTTTTTGCAACGTCTTTTATTGTTTTTTCGAAACTATTTAGGAAATCTGAAGGTTTAGAATCCATTTTATTAAAAATATCATCTATAGCCTTACGCATCTTAGGATTCAATTTCTTGTACTCCTTAGATTTCTTGTGTTCGTCCTTTTCCATATAGGAAGTATAGAAGTTATTAAACTTTTTTGTCATCTTCTGGTTCTGGTATATGGTTGTTTGCAAATCCCTTTGCAAGTTCTTGTCTTTTTGTTTCTAGTGTATCTGAAACTTTTGTTCCTATTGCACTCTTAAAAGCATCTTCTGCGTCTAGGTTACTACCTCTTGATAACGCATCTACGAAATCTTTACTACTCATTTATTTCTCCTTATCATCTGGTTCATTACCTTGATATTTATCTAAGTCATCTGCTGATATTGGATTACCACCTTGTGATGGGTATCTTGTCACACCATCTGTATCCTGTGGAACATTAACACCACCATCATCAACATCTTTTCCGTCTTCTATGTTTATTTGTTTTTGCATTTCTTCAATCTCTAAATCAGTAAGTCTAAGTACATTGTTCTGTACCCATTTCTTACTGAAGAATGTTCCAACATATGACTCTATGGTTTGAAGTGTCTGCAATTTGTTTTCCATTAGTTCTGCTTCCTTCAGTTCGGTAAAGTGTCCGTCCTGTAAGAAATCATATTGAATAAGTTGTTTGATATCATGGAACTCTTCTATTGTCATCACACCTTTTAATACTAACTGTGTTTTTAACATATCAGTAAATACTGGTGTAAACTTCTTTCTTAATCTCTGCACAAACTTTGTAAACTTAAGTTCATCTCTTGTAATTTCTGTTGACCTACCAAGAGAAAAGTTTTGTTCAGCCTCTAGTCTTGAGATAGGAACATTCAAAGACCTGTATAGTTTTCTTTGGAAATAAATTATATCCTCAATCTCACCAAGATTAGAACCGCCTGGTAGTGTAGTAATCTCTGTTCCTCTACCACCTTCTCTTCTTGGTAACCAGAAATCTTCTAACATTGACATATGGTTACGGTCATCTCTGATTTCACCAGTAGATGCATCATACACTAATTTGTTACGATATCTATTCATAACATCTTTCAGATATTGTTCTGCTTTAATTTTTGGTAGATTACCAACGTCAATGTAGAATATTCTTCTTTCTGGAGCTCTGGAGATACGATAGATAACTAATGCGTCCTCTATCATTCTTAACTGATTAACAGGTTTAATAGCTTTATGTAAATATGAAAGTACACTACCTTTGGTTTGGTCTACTAAACCAGATGGACAATAAGTGATACTGTCTAAAGAAATCTTTAATCCTTCATTTGCACCAGCACCATATCCACCACTAAACATACCTTTGTCATTATAAATATAATATTCATTTACCTTTTTAACTGTTTCAAGACTTGTACCTGCCTTTTTATCTTTATCAATCTCTCTAACTTTTTTGATTTTTCTTGGGTCAATGTATCTTACTTCTAAAATACCCCTTTTTGGATTTTTGATATCAATAACTTTATGATAATACATTCTTCCATCAACATACCATCTTCTGAATATGTCGTGACCTTTGGTATCAAAGTCAAGTAATCTAAGAACAGAGTTAAACTCTTTCTCGATTGCTTTTTTAATTTTTGTTGGATAGGGAAGTTGGTCGAGGACTATTTGAACTGCTTGAGCTCTTTCGTTTGCAACAATACCCTCGTTAACTATGTCTTCGATTGCACTATCACACTCTGGTTGTTGTGCGATATCTCTATACCTACGAATGAGGTCAGACTCAGTTCTTTCTCTTCCGTCAGTGTCTAGTATCTGTCCAAAGAAACCACCACCAGCGACATCAATCGTGCCGTCTTGTGTAGACGGCAGAGTGAATTTTTCTTGATTCTTATCATCTTTTATTCGTGAAAAACGAAACCCAAAAAGGTCAGCCATTATAAAACTCCTACTTGTTGTGTAATACTATTTAGTAGGTTATAAAACACTAGAAGGTTCGAAGTGTTGATACCTCCAACTAACTTCAAATGTTTCAATCGTTGTCGTTTCTTCGTTTGTTAAATCAATTTGTCCAATAGATGTAGGAAATGCATTTCTAAAAATATAAGTCTTTAAAATTGTATCATCTCTGTCTAACTGTTCTACAAATAAATCTGTTTGAAAATCAGCTGCATTTGTTACACCAGTATTGTCTGCAAAGTTATTAATACCATTATGCCATCTCTCCATTGCATTTCTAACCATGAAGTCTGTGTCATTGAAGAATGTTGTTGACCAAGGCTCTGGAGCAGGTCTATCTCCAGCAACATAAATGTTTCTTCCTCTGAATGGTACTGCAACTTCACCAAGTGTTGATGCTGGTAAATTAGATGCAGTGACTAGGAATGATGCTCTTCTCACATCTAAACCTATCGCAATGCCTGGAGGTGGAGTAATCGTTACTCTGTACTGATTGGCTCTTGCACCACCACCAATTAAATTTGCTTTAAAATCGTCTATGGCTGCCATGTTATCCTCCTACCTCACTAAATGCGACACCTGTTCTTGTAGCGATGAAGTTTAGTGTTATAAAGTTAATTGACCTAGCAGGTTTGATAAAGATATCTGCAATAAACTGATTTTTATCTATTACCTCACCAGTGTTATTTGAGTCATCACATTTTACTTTAAAGTCTGTGATACCTCTTCTACCCTGTATATCTCTTAAGAAAGGTTCTACTAGGTTTCTAAATTGTGCTCTTGTAAACTCGTCATTAAACTCAAAGAGTTGGAACTTAGACGCAGTTGCGATTGCTTTTTCTAAGAGTAAGAATAATCTTCTTACGTTTATTCTATCAAACGCACTTGGTTTACTTAATGCAGTCTTATCTCCAAATAAACAAACACCTTGGCCAGGAAAGTTAGTTATCGGATTTATTCTTGCACGATATAATCTATCTCTCTCTGATTTTTTTGGATTGTAAGATAACTTGATTGCGTTTCTTAAGTTACCTCTGTTAAATCCAGCAGGTGAGAAAAATGCGTCTGCGACTTGGTCTGTGAATGCACAAAGACCAGCAGTATCTCCGTTAGATGGTACAAATCTAAACACATCATTGTACTTATCATACTGATACTTGTATGAACTATCAAACACCACGTAAGATGATGAAGGACATAAATTAAATGCATCTACAACATTATCTGTTTGTGTAATTGAATCTGATACACCAACTGTTGCAGAACGATATGGAGATACGAATGCAACACAATCTCTTCTTTTCTCAACAAGAGTTGTTAGCATTGTAACATGAGTATCCTGTGATGATTCACTGTCACCAGCTCCACCACCTCGTCCACCTAATATTAGGTTTACATCAACTGATTCTGTATCTTCAAACTCACCGTATCCACTTTCAATTTCACCAGCTGTTACTGCATAATCGTCTGTTCCACCATCAAGTTCTGATTTAGTTGGTGTGTTTAATGCAGAATAACTTCCTGAGCCTGTTTCCATTGCGATTGAACCAGCATCTCCAGAACCATCTTCAAGTGTTATGTTATCACCAGCATCAGTTCCGTTTGCGTCTGTTCCGTTTAATACAATACTACCAACTACTGAGTCAATATCTGTACCCCAGTTAACACCAGCACTATTATGGTCTGTCCAATATACAAATGAAGATTGTTTTCTAAGAACGTATGGATAGTAAACACTATCTCCTTGTGGTGATTTTGCATTTATATTTTTTGATAGATTTGCATAACTTTCTAGAATACCGTTTGTTCTATTACCATTTGAGTCTACATCAAATCCAGATTGTTCTCCAGTATAGTCATAAACTACTATATGTAGTTCATCACCAGTACCTCTACCTCTTTCTGTTGCGTAAGAGGAAGTGCCTGGAGCACCATCAAACAAGTCATAAAATCTCCATCTACGTCTGATACTTGTACCAGATGAAATTTGATTTTGCAAACCTTGTCCGTTTACATCATCTAATAATTTAATGTCTATCGTATTTGAAGCTGTACTTATTGCTGTTGTTTCGTATTCTATGTTACCTGTTTCACCAAAGTTAACGATATCACCTACGTTAAATACTGATGCGTCAGTAACAGAAATTGTTGTTTGTCCTAATGCTTCTTGTGCAGAAGTTGTAGTGACAGCTAATTGTTCATATGCAGTTGCAGATGCACAGACTGATACGCCTATTGCATTACCATGTGTTCCAGCAGTTCTTGCAGTCCACTCTCCAACAGAACCTTGACCATTGTCAAAATCGTTATCGTAGTGGTCATCATCTCTGATTAATATACCAGCACCATTTGCAGTTGAATTGGTTATACCAGACGCAATTCTTACTATTTTAAGTGCGTCAGTATATGCAAGAAAGTTTGAAGCTGCAAACCAGTTCTCAAATTGATTACTATCGTTTTGTGGTCTACCAAATGTTCTTATTAATTCTTCTTCTGAACTAATATCAACAATAGTACCTACTGGCCCTTTTTCGAAAGAACTTGCGATAGCACCAATAGAGGTTGCAACCGTTGGAACTACATTCGTTAGGTCAATCTCTCTGACGTGAACGCCTGGGGAAACTAAAAATGACATATATTTTCTCCTCTTTTCCTCTATAGATTATGTTTTTTATTTTATTTAGGAAATTTTATATTTACACACCTCTTTTTATATTCCAGTTGTTTATAAATAAAATCATGGGAAATGCACACTATATCAAGTATAAAGAAACAATTAAGAAGGTTGCAAGACGTAACTATCGTAAGAGAGTGAAGTGGTTAAACGATTTTCTTGCAGATAAGTATTGTGTTCACTGTAAAGAGAGTGAAACAATCTGTCTT